TTTTTAGATACGCCAGCAACAACTTCAGCAATAACTTATAAATGGGCAATGTATGCTGGCACTACTAACGGTTTGCTTTGGCATAACAATTCAGGAACAGCAATGTCTATTGCTATGGAAATCGCTGGCTGATGCAACTAGAACAATCAATCACACCAGAACTCCGTGTAGCACTAGAACTAGAAGCTCACGAAAAAGAATGTGCTATTCGCTACGCTAACGTGGAAACCCAACTGTCTATGTTGGACAAGCGTATGTGGCGTTTAGAAGCAATGATAATGGGGTCAACGGTAATAGTCGTTGGCCTCGCTGCATCCCTGTTAATGAAGTTATAAGGAGCTACAATGGAACCGATCAGTACTGCCCTAGCTGGGATTGCACTTGTTAAACAGAGTGTAGACTTTATTAAGACTCACATTAACACTGTTCAAGATATTGGACAAATAGCAAGCCAGATTGACAATTTGTTCACAGGCGAAAAGCAAGTACAACAAGCCCGAAACAAGAAGGCTGGTGGTGGACTTGGGGATCAATTTGGGGTAGATACTGTAGCTAAAGAGATGATAGATGCTAAACTTGCAGCAGAAAAGTTGCAGGAAGTAGCTACTATGGTTGACATGAGGTTTGGTCATGGTACTTGGAAGGGTATTTTGGCTGAACGTGCTAAACGGTTACAAGAACAACGAGAAGCTGAGGCTAAGGCTAGGCGAGAGATGATACAAAAAGCTAAAGAATTTGAAGATACTATGAAGACTATTGGGATAGTTACGGCTATCCTAGCAGTAGTCATAGGTCTTTTTATAACAGTTATGGTTTCCGTAGCAAGGGCGGCTAATTATGTTTAAAACACTAGTACTAGCTTGCAGCTTGTCTGTGCCTACAGACTGTTGGGAGTTTCACGATACACGTGGTCCTTATAAGACATACGATCAGTGTTCTTCAAGAGCTTATGAGATGGGTAACGACATTATGGAGATGCAAGGCTACGACTTAAAACCTAAAATGTTCCGTTGTGTTAAACTAAAAGGGCAGGAGTTATAAATGATACAGGCTTTAATAGGACCAGTGACAGGACTACTAGATAAATTTATTCCTGATGCAGATGAAAAAGCTAGGATTGCTCATGAGTTAGCTACTATGGGTGAACGACATGCTCAAGAAATAGCACTTGCTCAGATAGCAGTAAATAAAGCTGAAGCAGCTTCAGGGTCTATATTTAAAGGCGGCTGGAGACCAGCAGTTGGGTGGGTCTGTGCCTCTGCTTTTGCCTACCACTTTGTTTTACAGCCCATCCTATTGTTTGTAGTAGCCTTAACGGGTACTGAACTACCTACCCTACCTGAGTTTGATATGAGCACGTTGTTGCCTGTCCTAGGCGGCATGTTGGGGATTGGTGGTTTACGTAGCTATGAAAAGAAACAAGGGTTAACAAAATGAATATAGATCAACTTAGAGAAGAACTTAAGATTGACGAGGGTTGCAAGTATGAAATCTACCTTGATCATCTTAATCTCCCTACACACGGTATTGGTCACCTTATTCTCAATAGCGATCCTGAATATGGACTACCAGTTGGGACTCCAGTCTCAGAAGATAGAGTCAATGAGTGCTTCGCTAGTGATGTCGAAACAGTGTTATCGGAGTGCACACTCTTATACCCCAACTTTAGTGTTTTGCCTGAAGAAGTACAATTGATTATTGCAAACATGATGTTTAATATGGGAAGACCTAGGCTTAGTAAATTTAAAGGTATGAAAGCTGCAGTAGATGCTAGTGATTGGCATCGTGCTGCTGTTGAAATGGTTGATAGTAAATGGTATCAACAAGTTACAAACCGAGCAGATCGGTTAGTACAAAGAATGAGAAATGTAAAATAGCATATACCCCTTATAGGAAAAATCTATTCACTATAGCCTGAGGGATATACTATGAGAAACACAGAATACACTGGACCAAATACTTCTATTTCAGAAGAGATTGATGCAATGAAATACCGTCAAGAAGGTGAATCCTTTGATGACAAAATTAAACGTATGGCAGGAGCACTAAACGACACTCCTGAACATCAGCTAGAACTAGAAGACATTTTTGGTAACATGCGGTTTCTTCCAGCAGGTAGAGTCCAAAACGCTATGGGCAGTAAACGTATTACTACAGCGTTTAATTGTTTTGTTAGTGGAATCATTGATGACAACATGAAGTCTATCATGAAACGTGCAGCAGAAGCTGCAGAGACTATGCGTAAAGGTGGTGGTATTGGTTATGATTTTAGTAGACTACGACCACGGGGCGACCATATTAACTCTCTCGATTCTCAGTCTTCTGGTCCTGTTTCTTTTATGGGGATCTTTGATGCAGTGTGTCAAACGATTGCTTCTAGTGGTCACAGGCGAGGAGCACAAATGGGTGTCCTTCGTATTGACCATCCTGATATACTTGACTTTATTCGTGCTAAACGTAACAGTGATAAACTCACCGGCTTTAATATCTCCGTTGGGATTACAGATGCCTTTATGGAAGCTTTGGATAACGATACCGACTACGAGCTTTTGTTTGATGGTGTTGTTCGTGGCACTTTATCAGCCCAAATGGTATGGGATGAGATAATGAACTCAACATGGGATTGGGCAGAGCCAGGAGTTCTGTTTATTGACCGTATACAAGAGATGAATAATCTATGGTACTGTGAGACTATTGAAGCCACCAACCCATGTGGAGAGCAGCCGTTGCCCCCGCAAGGTGCATGTCTACTAGGTTCCTTTAACTTGGTAAAGTACCTTGATGAAAGTAATGGCAGCTATGTATTTAACTTTACACAATTTAAAAAAGATATACCACACGTAGTACGTGCTATGGATAACATTATTGATCGGACTATTTACCCGCTTAAGGAACAGTCTGACGAGGCTAAGGCTAAAAGACGTATGGGACTAGGTGTAACTGCACTAGCTAATGCTGGTGAGCTTCTAGGGTACCCTTACGCATCTAAAGAATTTCTTAATTGGTCAGAAAAAGTATTCTCTTGTTTAAGAGACAATTGTTATAAGGCATCTGCTTTGTTAGCAAAAGAAAAAGGTGCATTCCCTATGTATCGTCCAGAGTACTTGAAGTCTAACTTTATTCGTACATTACCTGCATCAGTTAAAAAAGAAATTAGAGAACATGGTATTCGTAACAGCCATCTAACATCTATTGCACCTACAGGAACTATTAGTCTTGTAGCAGATAATGTTACTGGTGGTATTGAGCCTGTGTTTAGTCATTATTATGATCGTACTATTCAAACATTTGAAGGACCTCGTGTTGAACGTGTAGAAGACTATGCTTATGCAAGAGGTGTAAAGGGGAGGACATCATCTGATATTTCAGTTCAAGATCACTTAGCAGTGTTATTATTGTCTCAACATTATGTTGATTCAGCATGTTCTAAAACTTGTAATGTAGGAGATGATGTTTCATATGAAGATTTTAAACAAGTGTATGTTGATGCCTGGAAGGGCGGGGCGAAGGGATGCACTACGTTCAGGATCAGTGGAAAACGATTTGGTATCTTTAACGAAACCGTGGAAACGGAAAAGAAGGTACTTAGCACGGATGAGGAAATGGTTGAAGAAACGGGAAAGGTTGAAGCTTGCTTTATCGACCCGCTTACAGGCCAGAAAGAGTGCTCATGATAAGGAGAAATAAATGGCAAGTCAAATAATACCGATTGATAATATAGCTTCGGCTGGCGTAGTAGTTGACATGCCTGCAGTTTCTTTAGCTCAAAACATATTTACAGATTGTTTAAATGTTCGTTTTAGAGATGGGGCTGTAAGAAAAATGGAAGGTGAAGAGGCAATAACAACGCCTTTCACCGATCCTATTATATATGTAGCATTTTGGGATAACCCAAATTTAGCTGCAGGGACAGGATATTATATTGTAGTAACTAATAATGGATCTACAGATAGTATTTTTGCAATAAAAAATGATGGTGTTCAAACTACTCATACTTTAAAAACAGGGATTGCTCAAGGCGGCGTGTGGCAACATACATTATTTAATGGTGGTTTTAGTTTTATTATTAATAATGGAATTGAAAAACCGTTGTATATACAAGAGGTTGTTGGAAATACTAATGTAGCTAATTTAAATATGTATGAAATTCCTGGATGGGATTCTTACTATTCTAATGAAGAAGTTATTTCTACTGTGTGGGATCCTGCTAATCAAACATTAGATTTTGATTTAGGCCAACTTGTAGATTTTACTAAAAAAGAAGTCACTTGTACTATTATTAATAATGAAACAGGTACAATTAGAAACTTTGCCAAGTTTACAGCTATAGGTACTAATTCAACTGATGCAGCTGGTGGAAACCAAATAACATTTACTTGCGCTTTAGATGCTGCTACAAACACAACAATAATAACACCGGCAGCCACAAACCCAGTAACTAATGTAGCTATGATAGTTAGCGGTGATACTGTTATTTGTAAGGTAAAATCTAGTAATGTTGTAAAAGTAAGATGCGGTGTTATTCGCGCTTACAAAAACTTGCTAGTAGCAGGCAACCTTACAGAATATGACAATACAAATACAACAATTCTTCGTAGACTTGCAGGTGTTGTTAGGACATCTGATGTTGCAGCGCCTGGAGCTATGCCAGCTAATTGGAATCCTTTTGCAGCAGGAGTAAATACAGCAGATGAATTTACTTTATCTTCAACTGGAACTGTTCAAGACATGGCTGAGCTTCAAGGCCGTATGTATATTTATACTAACAGTTCTATTCATTCATTAGAACAAACAGGAAGTTCCCTTATTCCTTTTTCTATTTCTACAGTAACAGATAGCTATGGCGCACAAACTTTAGAAGCAGTTCAAGAGTTTGA